ACACCTCCGTCATATGATTCTTAACACCGATAGACCGCAGCATGTTATCGCGTGTAATCTTATGAAAGCTGGGATGCTAGGAAAGTAATATTATGGCACAGATGGGACAAGAAGGCTTTCGTTGGTGGGTCGGAGTAGTTTTAGATGTTAAGAATGATCCTTTAAAGCTGGGACGAGCACGCGTACGTATCTACGGTGTAGACGATGCTAAAGAAGATGATCAGATTAACCAGTGGGCCTCTTGCGTTACTCCTTCTACATCCGCTTCTTATAGACAGGTCGGTGATACACCGTCTCTCATAGAAGGTTCAGAGGTATTCGGCTTCTTCGCTGACGGCAATAGAGGCGAAGTACGTCTTATCGTGGGTACTATTCCACAGCAAACAGGTGATGAAAATACCAATGCTCTTTCATTCGAAGCGAGAGGACGCGACCCTGATCAGCGAGATAAGTTGCATCCTGTCGAACCTGACACAGCATTTAAGGCTGAGTATCCATTTAACCGTGTTATTAGAACGCGTAAGGGCCATAAGATTGAGCTAGATGATACTGACGGAGGTGAACGCGTTCATATCTTCCATTCATCAGGTACGTCAATTGAGATGGCACCTGATGGCCGCCTGACTGTTCGTAATCCCGGTGATAGTTTTGAAGTTGTAGGTGGTATTAAGAATATTGCTGTTGTTGGTAATGCTAAAATTGAAGTAGGTGGCAGTCTAAACGCTGTTGTTAAGGGCGCTGCTACAATTGTATCTGAGAATAATATCACAGTAGAGTCCAAAGGTATTCTTCGTTTAATTGGTTTATTAGGTGTCCAGATTTCATCCGGCTCGAGCTGCACAGTTCAAGGACCTGGTGGGTTTAACGTAACCGAAGGAAGCATACATTGCATCGGTAAAATTACTTCAGGTACTGGAGTAACTTCTACAACTATAGCGGGCGGTGCTAATATGTCTGTTAGAAACGGCCTAGTTGTGAGGACCGCATAATGGCTGAAGCAAATTCCGAATATCTTGCTGTCTTTCTAGCGGCTTCAGATGAGCCTCTTGTTGCGGTTACTCAAGAAGAAATTGATAAGCTTTTAAGCGAGATCGTCATTCCTCCAATAGGTGGTGAGCAATGTCGTATAAAACGCGAAAAGAAGCCTGATGAAAATAAGACTAAAAAGGGCTCATCTCTTGCAGCTGATATTCGTGAACTTACACAGTCAATTCTTAAAGAGACAGACTGTGTTGCTCTACAGCAGAAAATTAAAACCGCCCTTGACGGACTTAAAGAAGAAATTATAGGTAGTGATGAAGAAGTAAAGAGAAAGCTTGAAGAGATATCTCCTATTCTGAGTCTACCCCTTAATCCATTTGCAATTCCAAAATGGCTTAAAAAGTTTACGTTAGGTAGAATTCTTCCTGATTATGAAGCAACTATTGATCTCATAAAGAGAATTATAGAAGTTGTAACCGCTCTGAACGATCTAGTGCAGGTAGTTCAAGAATTAAAGCCACGCCTTGAAGCTTGTGCAATTTCTACAGAGGATATGATAAGACGTGACCTTCAAAATGAGATTGATGATGCTGTTGATCAAGTAAAGAGACAAATTGAAAAATCTATTGCGGATGCTATCTGTCGGTCAGCTAATGAAGCTGGTATATCAGCGAATGATGTAGATAATATTCTGACCGGTGTTTCCGCTATTATGGAGGCCGTCGATACATTTGATAATTTTAAGAATACTGTTGAGACCGGTCTACAGGGTAGTCTGAATAAGGTCAGTCAAAATCAGACCCTGATACAAGGTATCACTGGTATTCCGCCTGTTATCGATCCTTCTTCGCTCGATTCATTTACTGAGACCGCTAATAGTACTGAATATGAGCAGTATAGAGAGCAGGTACAAGCTGTTCTTCAGACCCCCGACCCGGTAAGTCAGACAGCTCCAGTTGTTACTGGTAGCACAGCAGTTGGCTCGCTACTAACATGTTCGAATGGTACGTGGACCTCTAATGGCGTAGTAACAACATTTCCGCTGACATTCCAGTGGATGAGACAGAACGTAGAAATCTACGGCGCTAACACATTCCAGTATACTACTACAAATTTTGATTCGGGTCAAGAAGTATTTTGTAGAGTACGAGCTGAAACACAGCTAGGAATAGCTGAAGCCGTATCTAATGATATTGTAGTTGCCGGTGCTGGCTATATGGGATCGGTAGGGCCGCAGGGTCCAGCTGGCTCCCCTGGACCTGCAGGAGCTCAAGGCAGTGCTGGTGCACCAGGGCCACAGGGTGCTACCGGACCTCAAGGCGCTGTTGGTGCTCAAGGAGCCCAAGGTGGTGCAGGAGCTCCTGGCCCGCAAGGCGCTGCTGGTGCACCAGGCCCGCAGGGCGCCGCAGGTCCGCAGGGTGTACAAGGCCCCATCGGGTATACTGGTTCACAGGGTCAGCTGTCTGGTAATATTACGGGCGGCTTAACCTTTGATAATATTGTATTCAAGAATACAGCTACTCTATCTACTTCGTCTGCATCACAGGATACATTAGTAGAATTCCCTAACGCTACATATAGATCGGGTAGCTTTTTAATTCAAGCAGTGAGTGGACTAGCTGCTCACTTAACGCGTTTGACTATGACATCAAATACAACTGTTGCTGTCGCTACAGAATATGAAACGTTGATTACAGATACTACATTATTTACTGTTGAAGTAGATGTACTGAGTGGTAATACTCGTATTAGAGTTACACCAGCATCAGCATCGCCTACTACATTTAAGTCTTCGTACGAACTAATTACAACATAAGAGAAATACAATGGCTGTCGTAAAAGATAGATTCACCGTTAGCGATACAAAGAATCAGATTTACTCTGATTTTCTTAATGATTTTACCCCGCACCCTGCCACAGGGGATATAGTTCGTTATATCAACGAAGCGTCAGTAAGTAGATCTATTCGTAATCTTATTTCAACGAATAAAGGTGAACGTCTATTTCAGCCTGAAGTTGGCACTGATATTTTCAAAATGTTATTTGAGCCGATGTCTGATGGTATAGCAGAACTTCTCTCATCCACCATTCAGCGTACAATTAGTGATTATGAGCCACGTGCGAAAGTTCTAGCGGTAAATGTAGCGCCCAATTTTGATAACAACAGTTATCAAGTTACAATCGAATATATGATCATAAATAGACAAACACCAATTACCCTCAACGTAACGTTAACTCGAGTAAGATAATGGCCAATTCAAGTATTATTCTATCAAATCTAGACTTCGATACGCTTAAAAATACCTTTAAGGCGTTCATGAAGTCGCAGGATAGATTTAACGACTACGACTTTGATGGCTCAAATATGAGCGTGTTGCTAGATCTTCTAGCCTATAACACTTTCCATAACTCATTCTACCTTAATATGGTTGGCAATGAGATGTTTCTGGATTCAGCTCAGCTGCGCGACTCTGTGGTATCGCATGCCAAGGAGCTAAACTATACGCCGCGCTCGTTTAAGTCGGCTGAAGCAACAGTAAATATTAGTATTGTATCGTCTGATATTACAAAGCGCTCACTTGTTATTCCTAAAGGCTTTTCGTTTACATCACGACTACTTAATAAAACTTATACGTTTACGGTAGCTGAAAATATTGTTGTAAGTGACTATTCTATCTCTGGCTCTAACATTACATTTACAGGCGATAACATTACCCTATACGAAGGCTACTATGTAAACGATTCGTATACCTACGCTTATGACTCAACTGAAAGACTTGTAATCTCTAACAAGAACGTTGATATTTCATCTATCACAGTTACTGTTATTGAGGATGCAGGTTCAGCTGTATACAACTATACACGCGCTAATTCTCTCTTTGACCTAACCAAAGACTCTAAGGTATTTTTCGTTCAAGGCGCTGAAAACGATTCATACGAAATTATATTTGGTGATGGTGTAACTGGCCGCAGACCAAAGAACAACTCTGTCATACAAATTGAATATAGAGTATCAAACGGCCAGCTCCCTAATGGCTGCAGTAGTTTTGTACCTGATGCTCCTATTCAAGGTGAAACCGCTATAACTATTTTTACAGCGGCCGCTGCAGCTGGAGGTACTGTATCGGAGTCGTTAGAGTCTATCAAGTTTAACGCACCTAGACACTTCACCACACAAGAAAGAGCTATCACTACAGAAGATTACGAAACGCTTCTACGTCTCAACTTCCCTGAAGTCAATACAGTCACTGCATATGGAGGCGAGGATCTTGATCCTCCTCAGTTCGGTAAGGTGTTTGTTTCGGTAGACCTTAAAGATGTTGACGCTCTTCCAGATATTAAGAAACTAGAGTATTATCGCTTCCTCAAACCACGCTCGCCAGTTTCAATTGACCCTGTTTTCGTCAACCCTGAGTATACTTACCTGGGTGTTCGCTCTAGAGTTAACTATAACGTTAACGTTACATCTCTAAGCGTCGATGATATGGAAACAATTGTTAGCTCCGCTATTCTGCTATACGCTCAGAATAACTTAAACGACTTCAATAAGACATTTCGCTATTCGAAGCTAATACAGGCAATCGATAATTCGCAGATAGCCATTATTTCAAACGAAACAGACATTACAGTAATTAAGGTTGTACAACCAGTAGTTGGTAAGTATACGACTTTTGACGTTAATTATAATATACCCCTGGACGTGGATCAACAGCAGGGTGTGACCTCTGCTCTATTCTCCGTCTATTCATCGTTTATTACCTATAAGGGTATTAAAGCGTTTGTTCGTGATAACGGTGATGGTATTATCAACGTACTTTCGGCTTCTACAGAAGCTATAATTGATACTGTAGGTACTATCGATTATGATACCGGACTAATACAGTTCTCTAACTTTAAAATTGATAACTACTTTGGTGCAGGTCTTAAGTTCTTCGCTATACCTAGAAACAAAGACATCTCGTGGTTAGAACAAAACTTTCAGCTGCTAGATCTAGAATCGGTAGAAAATTTTAAAATAGGCGACACAGTACAGCAAGAGAACGTTACCGGTAAGATCTTTTCCATACTCGGTAATAGTATTCTTGTACTTGTTGACGGGCTAGAAACATTCAAATGTTTTAACATCTGCTCAGAACTACTTCCAGTTACATCATCTTCGGGTGGTAGTACATATATTCTTCGCGGCGGTACAACTAGACGTTTAGGCTCGCTATTCATGAGCCGTAACTTATTTAATATTCGTGATATTGATAAGACAATAGATCTATTCATCGTACGCTTTAAAGAAAAGTATCTCAAGAATATTGAATTCGATACCGAAACCAACAAAAGACTTCTCGTAAAGAACTCACTCGACCTGTACCGCTCTAAAGGTACATCGCGCTCGATCGATCTATTCTTTAGACTCATCTATGGTGTTAAATCAAGCGTCTATTATCCTGGCGATGATCTTTTCCGCCTCTCAGATGCTGAATGGTTCAAGCCTCAATACATCGAAATTAACTCTACATCCGTCGATAGAGCTATTCAGCTTGTAGGTAAGCAGATCACTGG